AGACCTGCTTCCCGGCCTTCGGGCGCACGCGGTGCCACAGGTGGCGCGGGATTTCGTCGTCACCGATCCAGACCCGCAGGAAGCCGTGGTAGGCTTCAGGCACGCCACCAGCAGACACGATTTCGGCCACCGTTGACCCTTCGGGAACGGTCAGGGCTTGGTTATAGGTGTAGAACGGGTGCGGGTGGAAAATGACGGGCTGGACCCGGTCGGCCACAGGCTTCGCAGCGCCAAAGGCGTGCGGCACTTCCATTACCGGCACGTCGCTTCCGGGCAGCAGCAATTCAGCCATTCGCGTGTCTCATTCGTAGCGGTAGAAGTCGATGATCCGCTTCTCCCAACGGAAGGCGCGGTAGGGTTCGATGCAGGCGTCGCAGTTGTCTTCCACGTGCAGCATAAAGCCGGGGGCCACGACCAAGGCCAGATGCAGGGGGTGCCCCCGCATTCTGAACAGGATGCCGTCGCCCAGCCGTTCTTCGCCGGGTTCGATGCGCCGGAAGCTGTCGCTGTAGGCACGGGCGCTGGCGGCCACTTCGTCAGCGGACGCGCCGGGGTGCCACAAGGCCCCTTCATAGTCAGGCAGGGCACGCCCCAGCTTTTCGGCCCAGACGAGGTTGAACAGGCCCCAGCAGTCGATGCCATCGCGCGCCCGCCCGCCCGTCTTGTAGGGCAGGCCCACGTATTCGCCGCACCATGCTGGGATGGCGGCCTGATCCATCAGAACATTCCGGGGAAACGCTGCGGCGTCATCTGCACCGACAGTGGTTCTGCCATGATGTCTTCGAAGCGCAATGTTCCGCTCACCTTGTCCACGTCATAACTTACGTCGCGCAGCACCATGCCGCTAAACGATGCTTCAACTGTGCTGGGCGTCGATGCAAGAACAACTTCGATGGTGACATCAGGCGGCGACGAAATCTGGCGCACCGTCTGCACGATCTGGCGGTCGATGTTGTCGATGGTGATGCGCGCTTCCCCGGCGCTGTCCGGGTCTTGTTCGGGGAATTCGATTTCGAACGGGAAGGCGATGTAGAGATTGCCCCGGCTGGTCACGCTTTCCATGTTGTTCACGAAGCGCAGCGGCGGGGCCAGAGCCGGGTGCTGGATGGTCAGCAGCACCAGCCAGACTTCATCAGTCTGCTGGGAAAAGGCACTGGAAAGGGCGGCAGCGGAAAGCGCTCTCACAGCACCGTCTCCAAGGCGAAGCTGTAGCGCACCGTGTTGCCGCCACCCTGCACGGATACCTGCGGCGGCGGCTTCTTGAAGCGGAACGTGCGGGCCACTTGGGTGCGCGGATGCACCCATTCGAAGGGCAAGGAGCCACCGGCCAGCGTGGTGTTGTAGAACAGTTCGAAGTCGTCAGCCTGCGCCGGGTCGCACTGGATGGTGACCTGAAACCTGCGCACGCTGGTCGTGAACCGGCGGCGCACCTTGGCCGGGCCGGTATCCATCTGGCTTTCGACCGTCTGGTCTTCCAGCGTTTCCTGATAACCAGCTTCCAGCACGTATTGGGGCAGCGTAATGGGCCACGTTGCGGGCATATTTTACCTCCGGGTCAGTTGGCGGGTGACGCCAAAGCTGGACCGCATTTCCTTGTCAAGTTCGCCATTGCGCACCTGTTTGCGCACTTCATCGCGGACCATGATCGACAGCATCCGCTGCCCATCCGGGCCTTCGGTTTCCTGCACTTCGACGGGTTCCGCGCCGGGGGCTTGGCGCATGTCGTTGACGACCACGGTGGTGCCACCGCCGCCGCCGCCCGCGCCCACACCCAGCTTGCCGTCAGTGCCGCGCTTCAGGGGCAGCACCGCTTCAGGCCCCGCCTCGCCCATCAGGCCCGCGCCATTGGCCATCGGGAACAGGGTCGGGCTGTTGACCACCCCACCACCGGCAAAGGCCAGCACGCCGCCGTGGGCGTAGCCCATGCGGGTGCCTGCGGCATCGCTGACGAAGCCCTGCGCCCCGATCAGGCCAATCAGGCCATCCACCAGCGGCTTGGTGACGTAGGCTTTGAAGATGGCCATGGTGATGTCGGCCACCAGCCCCTTCAGGATGTCTTCGGCTTCGATCTTGCCGTTGTTCAGGGCCTGCGACATGGCGGCTTCCAGCGCGCTGCCGATGGATTGCGCGCTGCTGGTCCAGACTTCTTCGAACTTTTCGCGGTCGGACTTGGTTTCGCCAGCAAGGTCAAGGTTGACAGCCTTGGTGATGTTCGCCCGGATAAGGTCGATCTGGGCTTGGTCCAGTTCGATGCCCTGCTGCTTCAGCCGGTTCACTTCTTCGATCACGCGCTTTTCGATTTCGCGCTCACGGGCAGGCAGCTTCGCAATGCGCGCCTGCTCCTTTTCCAGTTCAATTTCTTCTTCGATAGCGCGTCGCCGGGAGGCGATGGCAGCGTCATCCTCCGCTTCCAGCTTTTCGCGCATGGCGTTTTCCAGCGCCACCCGGTCCTCTGGGTTCTGGGCGCTCTCACCGGCCTTGCGGACCCTATCCTCACGCGCCAGCCGCTGGGCTTCGGTCATGCTGCCAGCGCCCGCCTGCGCCCGCAGTGAAGCGGCTTCCTTCTCAAGCTGGGCGATGCGTTCAGCGGACTGCTGGGCGGCCCTCTCGGCGTTCAGTTGGGCTTCAGCAGAAGCAGCCTGCGCACCCTGCGGCAGCCGCGCCAGCACGGCGCTGTCGTAGTTCTTGTCCCCCATGGGGGTGTCGCTGCCGTTGTAGGCCCGCAGCAGCTTGCGCAGGTCGTTCGGGTTGGAAATGTCCAGCCCGGCGCTTTCGGCCCGACCGCGCAGATACTGCGCACCGAACATGATGTTGGTTTCCGGGTCGAACAGCTTGTCGCGGCTGACGGGGGTGACCCTGTAGCCGGGGTCTTCAGCCGTGCTGGGCAGCACCTGCATGATGCCGCGCGCGCCGGTTGGCGACACTGCGTCGAAGCGGAAGTTGCTTTCCTGCTGCGCCACAGCCGCCAGAAGGGCCGTTGGGATGCCCGATGCGGCGCTGGCCTTGTCGAAGTAGCCTTGCAGTTCAGGGGGGATGCCCGTGCCGCCCACGCGAACGCTGCTGGCATCGCCCGCCACGGCATCACCAAAGGCAAGGCCAGACTGAAGTTCAGCCCGCAGCGCGGCGATTTCACCAGCGGTGGCCCCTGCCCGGATGGCGGCGCTGATCTGCTTTTCGATGCCAAGCTGGACTTCGGCATTGTATTCACGTTGGGCATCAGCGGCGTCGCGCTGGATTTGCAGCAGTTCGCGCAGCTTGTCCGCATAGCGTTCGACCGCGACGGTGACCGGGCCACCCACTTCAGTGCCAAAGTTCTGCAACTGATAGGCCATGGCCTTGGTGGCCACTTCGGCATCGATCTGCGCCTGCGTGCCCTTGCCGATGGCATCCATGGTGCGCTGCTGCGCCGCAATGTCAGCGTCCATAGCTTGGGTGGCTTGCTGCGTTGCCACCATGCGCCGGGACGTGACGGCAGCCAGCGCCTCGTTCATATCGACGGCGACGCCTGCCTTGGCCGCGCTGTCCACCAGCGCCCGCGCCTCGTCAGCCAGCGAAGAAGCCCCGCCCGCGCCATAGGTGGCGAGGTTTTCGGCCATGCGCTTGGTCTTGCTGACATAGTCTTCCAGCGGGGTCTTGGTGCCTTCAAGCTGGATGCGCAGGGCGGCAATCAGTTGTGGGAACTGCTTAAGACGCTCAACCTCTTGCGGTTCGAACAGGTCAGGGCGGGCTTGGAAGGCATCATATGCCTTCTGAAGCTGGTTGATGTTTTCGGTGATCTTCTTGACTTCACCCGAACGCTTGTCCACGTCCTGCGCGATGGGTGCAGCAGCGACAAAGGGTGCGCGGCCAGCATCGGCTGCATCTTTGGCAGCGGCAGCAAACTGGTCGTCAGCAATCTTTTCACGAAGGCGTTGCAGTTCGGCGTCGCCGCCCAACTGGTCGAAGGTTTGGCCGAAACCTTGCGCGCGCAGGCTATCCAAGACACCGCCGCTTTGTTCGAAGCCGTAGATGTCAGACTTCAGGCCAGCCAGCCGGTTGTAGCGGTCCAAGTCGGTTTCGGGCGCAACGGAATTCGCTGCCGCGTCGATAACCCCTGCGGCTGCATTTACAAAGCCGGTCATCAGGCTGCTGGAATTCATGGACTTGCCCATGTTTGCCATCAGCTTGTCCCAAGCGTTC